GGTGTTGATTCACCACCTGATGTAGACACACCCATAAGTTCTGCCATTGATTGTCCGCGTTCATTCGCGATTGATAGTTCATTGCTCATTTCTATACCTTTCTATAGATTCAAAGAGTTCCTAGTTATACATCATACGTCAACTGTGTCAAGCCAGTTTGGACCTATTTTTGCTTCAAGTAGTAATGGTACATTCATTTCTACGTTGTATGTTTTTTCTACAAGTTCATTGATGTTGTCGTTAAGTGATTCAATAATATCAATAACTTGTTGTTCTTCATCAGGGTGTATGTCAACTACCATACTGTCATGTACTGAATTTACTACGACAGAGTTTAATGGTTGTAACAATTCGTGAAGTTCATTCAGTACAATAGGTACTATATCACCTGTGGCAAACCCCTGTACTGGATAGTTCTTTATCATTGTGAAGTGACTTGGCATACCATTGTCTCTGCGTTTTACATTAGGGAAAGCATACTGTCGCCCTGACTTATTAGTGATCTTCATAAAGCGTAGTGCCTCGTCACCTAACTCCTTATGCCATGCAGCAATACCCTCATACTTCTCAATAAAATGTTTGTAGTAAGCGGCTTCAGCCTTAGATCTTCCATACCCTGTAGCCCCGAAAAGGGGTGCAAACGTATGTGCCTTCGCCGAGGACCTTGAGGTTTTCTGACCTGCATCTGTTATAACTTTTGCTGTGTAGCTGTGTACATCAAACCCTGTACTAATCTCTTTCATAGCCTTCTCGTCTTGAGCAAGGAACGCAGCAACTCTAAACTCAAGTTGAGCAAAGTCAGCTTCCATAATCTTACCATTTTCCCACCGTGAAACAAAGACTTTCTTAACAGGAAACGTACCTCCACGTGGCATGTTCTGCATGTTAGGATTGCGTCCACTGAAACGTCCAGTAGCTGTTATGTGTTGTGTTAAACCTACATGTAAGAACCCATCATGCTTAGTGTAGTTTGATATACCCTCAACAAAAGAACTTAGGTAACTACTAACAGCAGATAAACGTTTCTGATCTATAAGAAAAGACTCAGCCTCTGCCATGTTGTTGTTTCTTGCAGTAGCAATAAGTACTTCTAGTTTATCTTTACCTGTACTAAAACCATTAGCACTAACCCAGCTTTTATTAGGTGCAGTAAATTTTAAACCTGCAATCTGTTTTGTTTCTGTTAGTTGAAAGCCTCGCGTGTCACAGTCTTTACACTTGTTAGGTCTAGCATACTTTGTACCATCCTTCTTTACTTTATATGTTTTACCTACACCCTCACAGGTTGGGCATGTAAATGCTTTCGTTCTATACACTGGTGTAGAGTTTGCTTTAACAGCATCCTTATATTCATCTACTGTGGATGTAAACTCAAACAGATCTGCCCATTCTTTCTTGTCGTTCATACGAAGAGAGAATACTACCTGTGACATTTGCTCAGGACTATTAAGATTTATAGGTGTGTCACCCATAAGCTTACGTATTTTCTTCTGCAACCTGTCCTCTATCTCTGCCTTCTCTTGTTCAAACTCTAGTCTTACTTCGTCAAGGGCAGATCTATCCACCCTGATTCCCGACATGTACATTCTGGTAAGGGTTTTACAGGTGGTAAAGGTTGTATCTCTAATGACTTTGAGACCTTTGGATTCGGGCATGGCATAGTCTGCTTCGATACTATGGAACAACCAGCTAGTTGAGAGCAAGTCACACCTAAGATAAAAGCTAAGCTCATCCAACGGTATCTCATTTGTTGTGTACCCTTCTTTAAAATATCTTTTAAGTGTATCATCTTTCTGTACCTCTAGGTTTCTGCGTTCAGCACAAGCACCTAAACTCAACGGAGTTCGTTGGCCTCTATCAAGTATGTATTCTGCTAACATGGTATCATAGATCAAGCCATCATACTTGAAGCCAGACTCCCATAGCCACATCATATCGTGCTGCGCGTTGTGCATTATGAGTAATGTTGTTAAGTCTAATATATCCTGGACTAGCTTATGCCCAGCGCCTGTTGTATCCTTCGCCTCATCATGGTCTATATTTACAATATGTAATTCATCATGGTTGTCTGCATTAACCATACCAACTTGGACTAGATGATTGTTAATCTCAAACGGGTCCATGTGATCTTTGCCGTTACGTTTTGTTGTGCTGTTCTCAACATCTAATACTATTCTCATGTCTTACCTCAAGCTGAATAGATAGAGCGTGATCCATCTAGTACACAAGTAATCTTACCCTGATACCCATTCAACTTATTCTTGGCTAAGTTTAAGTAACGAACTGGATCTTCGTCTTCACCCTCAGCTTGTTGTGTCTTACCTATCAAGACCATTAGGTCAGCCTCAGCTGCCTTGCCTGTCTTAGATCCTTCCATCATCGCTTGGTTAAGGTCAGCCTTACCCTCTGCTTCAGCAGATAGTTGTGACATCCAGATCACACAGCAATCGTACTGCTTAGCAATATTACGTGCATGGATAGCGGCAGTCTTGAGTGTGATGTCACTCCTCTCACTGCTTATATCAGCGAACTTATCACCCATGTCAAGAACTACAATGTCAGGCTTCTCTTGTTTAACAACAGACTCAACCCATGCCATACCCTTACCTGTACTATCCTTGAACAAGACATTAGTGCGAATAGGTTCATATCGTTTCTGTGCCAGGGCTTTGTTCTCTCTAACTTCTTTCATTGTCATATTAGATGATGCACTGATATACCTTGCAGCAACACGTGTGTATGCCTCTTCGTTACATAATATAATACACTTAGCACCCTGATGTGCAAAGCCTTGTGCACCTGCTATAAGGCTGGCATGGAAAGAAGTCTTACCAGTATTGGGACGAGCGCCAACCAACACAAGGTGACCACCACTAACGCCTTCCACCCTACGAGCCAAGGAAGATATGTTAAAGCTCCACTTGGATTCCAGAAGCGTTGCATCAAGTATTGTGTCAAGGCTATTGTCGTCCCAGTCAACACGTAAATTAGGAGTAAAATCATTTTTGTAATCCTCTAGTAGTCGTCGCAGAGGTTCTAAGTTATCCTCTGTTCCATTAACAATTTCAAAGCCTCTGTTTACTACTTCTTCACCAACACACTGTTGGAATAGTTGTGATAGTGTGTCCTGTGCTATCTCTTCTTTGATAGGCTCAGTGATTGCTATACGTTTAAACAAATCCTCGTATGCTCCGCGAGTAGCAGTAGTAAGACTAGCATTCATCCTGTTGAACACAGCCTCTAGATCCGCAACAGTTAGGTCACCCTCATAGGTTTCCATAGCACCATCAAGTGCCTGTTTAATCTTTCGTACATCCTTACTAAATATTTTATCTGGGCAACGAATACCCTTGTGTTGATCATAAAAGTTACGATCTAGTAACGTTTTAATCAGTGCTAATTCCATCATTCTTTATGTCTCCTACAACAATATATTATATATTTTCTAAGTGCTACTCATCACTCATGTTTAAACTCTACGTAGTACGAACCTGCACTACTCTTATACGCAGCCATAATGTCCAACCACTGTTGACTACTCATGATTAACATTTGATAGGCATCCATCTCAGGTTCAAACTGTCTCATGTACACAGTACCCTCATCTCCAAAGATTATCTCTATGTCTTCATGCTTACCAGAGTGATCTAAGGTAGTGATGATTGATGCATCAGATTCAAACTCAACTGTGAACATCAGATCCCTCCGCTACAATTATATTTACCTGAGCTACATTACCTACAACTTTAACAATCTTAAACTCTAATCCTTCTTTTATAAGTAATCTCTTTAACATAGATACTGGTATCATACATCTGCCTTTCCTGTTAGTTTTATTAACCTAGCTAAGTACCACTGTGATTTCAGTAGGTCTTCTTGTTTATTCTTGTATCTCCATCGGTGTAGATACTTAGCTATGTTACCTCTTAGGTATCCTATATATTCTTCTTCGGTTAGGAAGTCTTCTATGTAATCAATACATTCAATACTACCTTTGCCATAATGCGCTGGGTTGTTTACATTATCCATTCTGTTCTCTGCTAATAGTTCTGGTATAGAGTTAGGGTCTATCATATCTTTAATAATCAATCAAGGCAGACCACGATACAGGAAATAAATCTAGCATAATATGATTAATCTGATCTGCTACTACCCTCGTTTCTGCTTGAGTATCAGGCTTGCAGCGGAGGTTACACATATCAGCAAAGGCATCCAAGCTACCTGACCAGTACCACTCAGTCATAGTAGACTGTGGCAATATCATACGTGCTTGTTCTGGAGCGATCCCATTATCTATTAGCCTTTTATATTCTTGCAACGCTTGAGTGTGAAAATACTCTACCAGTTCTTCGGGTGAGCAAGTTGTCAGAGTACTATTTTTAAGTTGCCAAAGAACACGTTCTTGATTTGGGTCAAGCATCATTTCTTCTTTATCTTTATCCCAAACAGCTACAAGTTCGTCTTCTACAAAAGTAATCTCATCAATGACACCTTCACTTCCCTGCTTCTTATCTTTACTACGCCCACGCCATTCATCAGGCTCATAAAACTCAGGGTCACTATCTACATACCTTCTGCTTATCTCATTCCAACGTAGGAACTTATGCTTAACTAACTGTCTTGCTACAAACACAGGTGCTTTAACATGAAATGTTACAAACGAATGACCGAAGGGTGACATATGTTTATGTTTTGCTAAGTAGTTGATCAGCTTTTTATCCATATCAGCAAGGACAGGAATGTCGGGACCTCCATCAATACTGGTATAGCCTAGCGCTTTTCTTTCCTTACCAAAGGATACACGCGCAGCATTTACAACTGTTAGGTCTGAACCCATGTGATCTTTATATGTTGCTTTTATCATCTGCATATCTCCTGTAGTTTTTCCATGTCTTCTGGCATACGATACTTTATATCATCTGAAAGACTTAGTGCTATTGTTTTGTTACCTGTCCACAGTTCTATCTCTCTGCGATACTCGATAGTCTTTGATACCGCGTCAGGGTCTAGTGCAATCACAGCCTTATCATACTCACCTATCTTCTCAAAGTGTTTATGATTCATGCTCGTACCCAGGATTGCCATACAACTAACGTCAGGTAACTCTTGGTAAGCTACCATAGCAGAGACTACATCCTCTACAATAAGTATAGTAGAGCCTACACCTACTGTATAATAGTCTGCTGCACCTGTATATCTATACCACTTAGGGTTTTGAGTAGCACCCACTGCCCTGCCTATAGCATCAATCATCTTATGTTTATTATATATAGGAAAGACTACGCGCTCTTGTTGTACATCGTAGAATGTGCTACCTACTATACCCCAACGCCTCATAAATCTATTGTGCTTAGTGTGTTGTCGTGTAGGTTCTACTAGCTGTGCTGGTATCTCCATAGTTTCTACCTCTATCTTAGTTTGTTCCTGCGCTGGGCGTAGTAGGTTGCGTATCTCAGATGCAGTCATGTCTGTATCAAACCTACCACCTACATTACAGCCTAGCTTGTAACAGTTATACATCAACACACCAACTTCACAAGAGGCTGAGAAAGTATTCTTACCTCTACAGAAAGGGCAGTCACCTCGGTGTGATCCATGTGCTGTTACAGATGCAGCATATTCTTTGTGCTGTTTCCAGTTATGTTTACTCATACTCTAGCCAACTTCTTTATACCATAATGTTCTTCAGTGTTAGTTCTTATAGAATGACAATTAGAACACAACACCTGACACTTGAATATCTCTTCTTTTATTTTCTTGTTACTCTTAGTATTCTTACCATAGCGTAGGTAGTGTGCTCTCTTAGCTATTTCAAACTTTTTATCCTCAGGATTAACATGATCAAACTCTAACGCGGCTGCATGTTCTTTGTACTTACAAATTCTACAACCCTTAATCAACTTATATCTATGTAGTATAGCCATACCTTCATCATATTTTTTTCTTCTGCGTATATTATCTTTTTCTTTACTCTCTTTACTTCTCACTCTCATCTTCATTCCCTCTCGCTGATAGTGCTTTAGATGCACCACTCAATGTATTTACTATATAAGGTTTAACTGATTGTATATTCTTATG